ATCATTGCCCCACCCCCATGAGAGTTCTGAGTAAAAGTAAAGCCCCCCCGCCAATAATTACTGACAAACTAAACACTGCAATGCCCCCCGCCGTAACCGCCAACGCGATTTTTAATGTCAACGAGAACGTCATGGTTGGAACCCCCGTTGCAACAGCGACCAGGGCGCGTAAAAAAGTTATTGACTTATTCAAAACAGGAACTGCGACCGCAACGGCGGCCAAGGTCCGTGCATAAGTGGCAATTCTACTTAAAACGGGGACACCGACCGCCACAGCCGCCAACGCCCGCGCAAAGGTTAAGACCTTGTTCAAAGTCGCCACCCCGGTCGCGACCGCCGTTACTACAACCGGCAAAGTAAGAGCGGCCACCATGCCCGGAACCCCCACAGCCGTTGCTGTCAAGGCGGCATAATATTGAGTCCCGGCCACGGGGGGCCCAATCAGGTCCTCGTCAAACCAACCCTGAATAATTAGTCCATCAGCGTACACTTAGAACCATCCTTCAATTCGCATGTTGTGGTCGAACTGGCCCAGAGAGCCTGTAAGTGTTGGCCCTAGCGTACGCAACGAGATCGCGGCCATCGACGAATACGATTCCCCGGTCATGTTGACGGTCGTCGAGGTTGCGCTTGGCGTTACCTCACTGACATCATAGATTTCACTATTCAGCACAGCATCGTTGATAAACACGCTGCCATCGAGTGCTGGGTTGGTGCCGGTAAATGACTGACACATCGCCAACAGCAAGTCGGTTGTTTCTGTCGCTAACGTGACAGCTACATTCGTCGATGCCGTCGCAGCGTCGACGCCCGCTGCCCGCACCAGGTTCGATGTGTCTACAGTTTTTACACAAACGAGAATAATCTTACCACCTTCGGCGCGGGCCCCGCCTGCACTCCACGTCCACGCCAATGTTTGTGCCCCGGTGGCGGGATTCGGCAGCGTCGCCACCCCAACGCCACACTCATCGGTCACCGCACCCTCTGCTAGCTGCGCCCGCGTCAAAAAGGCCGCGCCGTTCAACGATAAGGTAGCAAGTATTGAGCCGCCGTTGGTGTCAAAGTGTGACCAGAATGCGATAACCGCCGTAGCATCGGAAGGAACAGTGACACTCGTGCTACCGTTGCCCGCGCTGGCATCGACTTCTATGGCTGTACCGGTTTTGCTTCCCATTAGGCGGTGTTCACCAACTCCGCATCAACAAGTTGTACTGTCCATGCCGCTGAAGCGCCGCCATTTACACTCACGCCGATGCCAAGACCAGCGGTCGTGGAGTCGAAACTGCCAGAAGTACTCTGCTGTGTCTTGAGCAACGACGAAATGCCGGTGGTCGCCTGACTTGTCAAGGCGCAGCGACCTTGTAGTACTGCGCTTGCGCCAACCGCACGGAACACGCAGTCAACCTCGAAGGTGCCGACATCTGTTGCAGCGGTTCCCGCGCTGAACGTGAAAGTGTTTCGAGCCGTATCGGCGGTGCTGCCTGCCGTGCCTAAGCGAACCGTGATGATGGGCGTCGCAGTACCGGCGGCTGTCTTGGATACATCGAACTTCAACTTGAACTTGGTGCCGACCTTGGGGGCTGTCGGGAATAGAATAAATGAGCCTGTCAGGTAGGTGTCAGATGCGAACCCCGCACCTTGTGCTGCCGTTGAGCTGTTGTAGCTGACAAGGTTGGTCTGTGACTTAACCGCGCCGTCAGCGGTGTAGTGCGTCCAACGCCCCTCGCCGTCAAGAATCAGCGTTTCTTCTGGCAGCAACGTGCAGCGAATTAAGTCGTGCCGGTTCGTGCCATCCGTATGTACAGCATCTACAATATTCGTAGCTGTAGGACTTTCGTTATGAATAATAATCTCTTTAACATTGCGCTGCACTCCCGAGCCGGGAGACGCCACCAATACTGTGCCTGTAACAATGCCAGTAATCGTCGGGGTATTCTGTCGACCCGGCGTAATTGTGCCTGCATTATTGTCCATATACGACGCATGAGCTTGAATGCTGCCCGCAGCTGAGTTATCCAGAAGAACCTGATCAGATGTACTGGTTAAGAGAAGCACGGGTTAAGTTTGCTCCAAGGTGATGGTGTATTCAATCTTGTCCCCCGCCGCTAACACAACGCCCGCGTGATCCCCGTGAACGATCAAATTGCCGCCCGACGCAGCGTCAAAAAGACCGGCATTGGTGATAGTCTTTCCAGAGGCAGCGGTCAGGAGACCAACCCACTGTAATTTATCGGGGGCCACTTGCGACACGGCCGGAACCACGCGGGCTTCGGCGGCCTCCGTAAACAGGGCCGTGTCCCCCTTGGCCGCTGTTCCTGCGCCCGTGCCCCAACCGATTTTAGCGTTTGCCGCACTGAGAACCACAGCGCTAGTGCCGTCGATCAAATCGCAGACGGTCTCTTCGCCTTTCTGTGTATAGATTGTTGCCATAGGCTAAATCTCCTCCCATTGTTTGGTTGTGGCCCGCCACACCCGAAGTTTCATGGTGATACGGCCTTTGGTCGAGGCAACGATGTTAGAGCCAGAATCCCCCGGTTTACCGTATATCCGACCACGTGTTCCGGGCGCGACCCGAACATCGCCCCGGTGCCACGCCCTGATCGCTTGAGTGATTCTATGTAACACTATGTCGCCTCGACCCACTCGATCATGATGCCAGTGGCCGTGGCCACCGACAGATTGCCATTCAACGCTTCGTTAGCGGCCGTCTGAAACCAGCCGATGGGGCTGAACGGCAATACCATCCCCCCATTCGCGGCCAACGGGGTAGGGGGCGAAATGTCGGTTGTGTTACTGCGGAACTTCACGGTGTTGGCAAGAGTAGAAACGTAATACGCCGCCAACACCCGAATTTTGATCCCCGCTCCTCTCGCTGCAACAATGGCGGTATCCCCTGTCGCGGACGCGCTAACAAAGGCTCGTTGAACGGGCCGGACAACGCCCAATTCATCTGTGACGAATGCCCCGGTATGTGTTCTATTCATGTTCCAAATCTCCTATTGATTAGTAAAGGCTCGATGGACCAACCCCGCAACAAAGACGGGTCCTGAGAACGAGCAACGAAGTCATCAAAGAATCGCTTGGATAACTCAATGTGCATGTGTTTACAGTGTTCATACCAGCGCTTGGGAAACGGAAGCCCGGTCAAAAAGGCCCACAGGCCGCGAACAGCCGCCTCGTCGTCCAACTCCCAGTGGTCTAACGTCAACGTGTTTGGTAAGTTCTTAGTCAGTTGCATTGGGACATCATAACAATCCATGTCCATGTTGACCCCTAACTGGAACATACTTTCTTCACAAGCTGAACGAGGGCGATCAATGATAGCGACAATAAGGTCGGGGATTTCTTTTAAAATTTCGGGGAGAACTAAAACTGCGCCCGTGTCGACCGCCCCACTAATTCCGGCGATGTTCATAGCCTCGCGATACGCGGCCGGGCCGGGACAAATATCTATGATGTCGTGTTGACAAACCACGCCACCAGCGTTAAGGAAAGTGGTCAACCACGAAGTCCGCGAGCGCGGGCGGGCGACCACTAAAAACCGACGTACCATTACGCGGCAATTACAAGGTTAAACGGCAAAGAACTAATACGGCCATTGGCCCCCATGGCGTTAGCCACCAGCGGGTATGTGCCCGCCGTGCCTGCAGCAGGAGTTCCACTCAACGTCCCGCCCAACGACATGCTTACGCCTTGCGGCAGCCGGCCCGACAGGCCGACCACCAGTTCATCGGTAAAGGCAAGACCGGGAATCGTTGCGCCGGTGGAAAGGGCAACCGCAACTTGACCATTGATCGTAGCCACGGCCGCACCAACAACTAAAACAGACTTGATGTCCGCGTTGGCACAATTTTTGGTGTGTTTGGCAGATGCTTTTCGGCCGGATGCCTGAAAAGTCCTAAAAGTCGGGACACGAGTTAAACACGGCATTTGTACCTCCTGAAAAACACCCGGCCGCGAGGCCGGGTGAGTGCCTCAGTAAATTGGCTTACGCGCCATCAACCAAGTTGGACACATGAAGTTTGATCATGTGCTCATCTTCCACGCGCACCGCGCCCATCGTAAACTGCATGTACACGGCGTACAAGAAGCTGTTGGCAACGTCCTGACCAACGCTGGTTTTGATGTCGCTGTTGACCTGCAGCCCCATGGCGTACGGCGTAAACGCCAAGCAGTTGAGCTGGTTACCAGCGGGCACCACGAGACGGTTACTGACCACCCAATCAAAGCCCAGAAACTTCGGCAAGTAGCCGTTGCCCGCGAGGGCCTTCATGTTCTGGTAGTCAGAACTGGTGACTTCCACCGTACGCATCAGGGAGCGGACCTGCTTCGGACCGATCACGAGGCAGCGCGGAACATCCATGTCGATGTTGTTGGTCTGGAAAATCTGGTTGCATTGTAGGATGTTGTCGAACGTGATTTCGGCCGTTCCATTGCCGATGATCTGTCCGGCAGGCAGGGCGGTCGTCGAAGCATCGCCGTTAAGAGAAGCGATGGTGGCCTGATTGAGGATCAGGTCATCCGTTGCACGCTTCATGGCGGCTGCGCCATTCATCGTCAGCGGGGACGCCGGGTCGATCAGCATCTGAACGATGTCCTGTTCCTCGTACGAATCGGCCCAATGCCACACCTGAGCGGCACTGACACGACGGGTCCAGTTGCCGTCCTGATAAGGCGTGGCAACACGTTTACTAGTCTTCTGTACAGCGGCCGTAGGAGCGAGACGGTCCCAATTGTGGTTGGTCCCATTGGTCGATTTTTCGGACACCTTGTTGCGGAGCAGCGATTCGCCCTGTTGGGCGAGAAAGCGGACGTTCGATTCGAACGTCTGGATGTAACTGTTCTGGATATTGATAGCCATTGATGGCCTCCAAGATAGGTTGAGTTTGGAGGCTACCCGGCATCATTGTCGGACCTTTAATGCGGTTAGGGGCCGAACCTCGCGGCCGACCGGCCCCTATTTTCCGAAGTATACCACGCCGCGACTTCGCCGTCAATTACCTAAATGCACTCGAGCCGACGAACGGTACCTATGCCGTCGGTTTAACAAACCGATGCAGTTCAGCCCAATCCAGAACCGCTTGCGCATGCAAAGGGTCACGTGCATTCCACACAGGATGTTGTCGGTTATTTCGTACCTCGGCAATCCGAGCAGTAGCTTCGGCCGGGGTCATCGGGGCTGGGGTCCCGGAAACTCCGGCAAAATGTTTGCCCTCCCCGCCGAAGTGAGCAGCCAGCGAATGAAGCCATTTAAGGGTCGGAAGCCCGGCGTTGCCTTCCGAAATGGCCTTGACCAGTTCTGGCGGCGCTCCGGTTTTTTCCGCCACAGAGGCCGCAATGGCCGTATTCTTGGCCGTGGCTGCCCCCCATTCCTTCGTCACGGCCTCCTTATTATCAAAAGCCTGTTTTTCCGCAGCTTTGGCAGCTTCCTTGGCAATGGCGGGGAAAATGGATACTAACTCCTTGAACTGGGTCTTGTTCAATCCCTGCTTATGCGCGGCTGTACGCAACAGGTTGGTGTAGTCGTTGTCCGTCAGTCCTTCAACCAGTTCATATTCCTCTGGTTTATCCGGGCGGCCCACCATCCGATGGAACGCCTCCAGCGATTCGGCATTGGTCATGTCCGGGCGCAAAATCAGCCCCGGCACCTTGGCGATCAGTTTTTCGTGGAATGCCTTCCTATCCTCCGGCCCGGCGTCCGCCGATGGAACACGGATGGAATTGCCCAAATGTGCCTGCTGGTCGATAAATTGCTTGGCCAAAGAGGGCACATCTTTTGTGGTTAACAGCGAGGGGTTATTTCGCATGTCCTCCGGAAGAGTGTCCCGCCATGAGGCACCCTCACCGCCCGCACCATCATCGCCTACCTTATCTCTAAGAGCGTGTCTTAAAATCATGATTTATCTCCGAATTTTACCATTTGTTGGATGTAAATAACCACGTCCCTTGCCCCCAGTTTATACGCCGTGGACAACGGGTCCTGCGAAAACATTTCTCCGTTTGTAAACTCCTCCTTTAAATATTCTAAAGCCTCTTCCCCTAAAGGGGATTTAAAAAGTTGCTGAAACAGCATAGCCTTGCGGGCCAACCGCTCTTTTATATCCGTCGAGGCATGTATGGTCATTAGGGTCCTTTGGCGGTGGCCGCCTGAGCTTGGGCCATGTCCTTAGTAGCAGAGCCGAGAACCTGAACCTTAGCAAGCGACTGGTCCTGTTGGGTCTTAAGGTTACGTTTATCGCGTTTCGCCGCCATTTCCTCGGCAGAGGCTTGGACTTCGGCCGAGACCCCCATCAACCTTGCTGAAATATTGGCTACGCTTTCAAAATTCACGCTGTCCAACACACCCGGCTGGACAGCTTCGAGACTTCCGAGAAATCCAACCCATTGCTGGATGGCCTGCACATCGCCCATCCGCTGTGCCCGGTACATGGGCCCCACGTACTCGATGTCAAGCTCGCCCTGCATGTCCTTTACGATCTGCGGGGGCTCATCCAGTTGCCCAGCCCGCCACAGGATTTTGAACGTCCGATTAACCATAGGATCAAGAAAGTCATTCTGTAAACGCGCCACGGTGGGTCCAATCAAGCGCTGCATCAATTCCATGCGGGCCTGCACTTCCGTAGCCGTCATGGCCGGACTATCTTTCAACTGCAATTGGTCAACATAAAAAGCCCGGTTAATCTGGTCCTGTAGCGCCGCCTTGGTCAGTTCGGCCACACTAAAATTTGAGCCGGAGACATATGGCTTCAAATCGTCAATATTGCGGACTACAGTGAGCCCGCCGCTGCCGAGGTCAAGGTCTGACAACAGTCCACGTTCAGTGGTAAGATTGGCGGGGTCAATCGCTTTTTCGGCCGCCAGCAAGATGATCTGAACCAATTGATTGAGGGTCAATATGTCCCCCATGGCGATCATGGCCGGGCTGTGCCCCATTTTAGATCCGGCGGTCTTACGCCAACGGGGAACGAATGCGGGCATGTCATAGTACCCGCCCTCATCGCCCAACATCATTGCATCTTTTTCACGCACGTACTTATACCCATACTCGCGCTGGAGCGGGGGCAAAATTTTCTTGTCCTCCATCTTTTCCCCGAGGTCCGGGGCTCGATTTTCCGCCAATTCAAACGCGGGACGTTTATAAATGCAGAAGATAACGTCCTCTTTCACCATCGAGCCGGTAGCGGACAGAGCTTTCTCTCGAACATCCAAAGGGACCCTATCTTGGCCAAACTTGTCCACCATTTGCATTGGGTTATACTGAAGTCGCCGGAATAGTCGAAGAACCCCTCCTTTGGAGTCCTGTTCAAACAGGCTTTCTCGCATGGGGATGGACTGAAAATTCAGGCCCTCCCACACGTCTTCATTTTCAACCTCTTCGACAATGGTTGAAATTCCATACGATACAACGTCGAGATAAGTCTCGTTCGCTTCAAGATTGAAATTTGAATCTTGAAGCGCGTTAAAGCACCGAAGGGCACAATCCTCCAGCCACGTCATGGCATCCACGTCACGGTTCAAACCCTCCGATCGGAATCGAAAATGGAACCACTGCATGCCCGGGGGGGTCATGCTTCCTTGCAGACTTGAAGCTAAAATCTGGGCGGCCTGAACGGCCGTACCGTCGAAAAGGTCCCGTTTACGCCATTCGACCTCGTTCTCTGTACGAAGGTCTGAGAACATACCGCCCCGGTAGGGGGTAACAAATCGATCGATCAAGTCAAAAATCGTATAGACCGACGATTGAGCCTCGGTCTTTAGCTGGTGGTACCGTGCCTTAATCTCTTCCGGTTTCATTCGTTATCTCCGTCTTGCATGAAGGGATGTTTTAATTTTACGATCTGCCAGCAGCGACTGTAGGCCATTGGAGTTAGAAACTGGTTTGGTCGAACTTTTAATGACTTTAAATTGGTGTCCTGTATCACTGAATAAGGATTGATTCCACCGGTTCAAATCCCACGATAGTGCCAGATACCGCATGGCATCCGCCCCATTGCTAGACCAATCGTGCAGGGGATGCTTACGGTAGACCTTTAGTCGGGGATCAAACTCCCGACGGTAATTTTCAAGGGCCGCCAGCAGGGGGCCACACGCGGCTTCATTAATCTTGCATCGGGACAAAAACATGCGGGTTGAATCGATACCATCAGCCCGTGGAAGATTAGGAACTTCGTCAAAATCGACGCCCAACCGCCGGGCTGTCTCAATTCGCTCGAGCCCGGTTGAATAATCGCGATGCCCGATATCGTGTGGGGCCCAATGCCTACTGTACACATATGGTTGAGTTTTTACGTCTTTAATCCATGCGGGCATCCCGCGCCCGGTCCCCGAGATACAGTCAATTATTCGACAGTAATCGCCATCCGGCTGGGCAAAAACGATAAAATTGTCATTGCCCTCGCCCATGCCAAGGTCCCATACCGATGTGGTTTGTGTATCCGGCATCCAAGGAAAGTCCCCGATTCTACCGTCCGCTTTCATTTTAGTCATTTCATTGGCGTAGAATGACCCCACCATGCCCGTATCAAAGGAACAGAAGTATTCCTGTTGAATCATTTCTTCATCCATCCCTGACCGGCGTTCTTCGGCAATGGCCTCGGGGGTGATTACCGGCGACCCGTCTTGACGACGGGTGTCGTTTACGGTGAGGATTTCGGCCAGCCAGCGAGGATTGTTGCGGGCAAGATCAAATGTTTTCCAGCCGTGGTTGCGGCCACGGCTGGTGTAGATAAAGATGGCAAATCCTTTATTCTCCGCCAAAATTGGGCGGATATAGTCCCAAGACCGAGGGTCCGCCACACTCCATTCTGATAAGATTACCCCGATCGGATTTGCTCCGATCAACGAGTCAAAGTTATCAGAACCCACTACCTGGTATACCGAACCATTTAACATACGGATTTGCATGTCAGTATGATTGATTCCGGACCGCATGGCCTCAGGAAAAGCTTGATCAATCATCAGGACTCCATTGCTATCTATTCGTTCCCACACTACTTTTCGCCCTTGATTAAGTGTGGGCAACAAATGCCAATACGTACCGACTCTCATTTGGCTGGCCACTGCGATCACATTTGCGGCCGTACTGTCCTTCCCCGCCCGGCGGTGCCACACTTCCGCCGCCCTTTTTTCATAGGGCCACGCGGGATTTTTCAGGTCCCCAAACATGTGCTTAAATAGCGGCAACTGATAGTGCCGTGGCAACCAATTGTATGGGAGGACAAGGTTACTCAAACTTGCCCCCCTTGGCCGCATTTTCGTTATCGGTCAAAATTGCTAGATTCCAGGGCACATCAAGGCCACATACCACGTGTTCCCCACCCCGGGTTCCCTGTAAAGGGACAATGTGATCTACCACACACCTAACCCCATTTTTTAGGCTCATACGTTCGGCTTTCTCATACCAGCGCCCGATTTCGTCAAGGTCACGCGGGGTGAGCCATTTGGGCCTTGCGTCAATTTTCCGCTTCCCATAGTTGGCGCTGTTCTTTTTCTCCCGGTCGGGGTTGAGTTTCCGACGGGCTTTACGCCGTTTTTCCTCGCACTCGCGACAGTAGGTGCAATACCCCGATGCTTTTGTGCTGTCGCGATAAAAAGCAGAAGCAGGCTGAGGCCCGCAATCTCTGCAATCGACCATTTTGTTATTCTCATGGATCATTTTTTCTTATGTTTAAAATACTCGACTTGCTGGAGGCGTTTTTTGGCTTTCGCCTTAGTGAGGCCCGGTTTGGATAGCGCCTTCCCACTATGACTTTTGACCTGATATCCTTTGCTCGTTTTCACGATCATGATGGTTCTCCTTCAATTATCACGGTCGGCATTTCTTGGGCCGCCATGCCTGCAAAATTGAGACTTATGTGTACGGCGGCTTTCTTGGGGCCGGTGTCCAACGGTTTTGATAACCCGGATATGTTTCCTATTTCCACCAGCGCCCGCACGAGTTCGGAAGAAAAAAACTTCTTGGCCATAAGTTCAGAGCCATTTTTCGTGACGAACGGGACTTCTTCCTCTCCTTTTAATTTTGGGAGGATTTCCAGCCACTGCATCGCTGCAAAATCTTTTCCGAGAATGCAGAATTTAGCCCGGGCCTCTTGTAACATTGAAATGTGGGCCATCACTATTGGCTCACGCAGGAGTTCTTTTCCCTGTACAGAATTTAACCCGGCATAGGCAGAAGCTTTGTTGACATCATAATCAAGAAGATAGCGAGTCGCGAATGCTCTCTGCTGTTCGGTCAAAGGCTCGAGGGATACCGAGGGAAAGGAGTCGTTCGACTGTTCCGGGGACGGAGAGATAGCTAATGTCATTGATCATGGCCCTCATCATTAATTGGGCATCTAAATAAGCCGCCCGAACTTCCAACATCCAGCTATCCTGTAAATCGTTTCCCGTGAAGATCATCTTTGGTAGCGGGGCATTACACCTCGCTTCACTTAAAATGGCCGATAACACCGCTAGCGGTTCCAAAGGTAGGGCGTCCATGGTTGAAGTATACCACGGCGTAGGGTCGAAGTCAAGTATGGGATGGCCTCGAGCCGACGAGCGGTAGGTGGAAAATGGGAAAATCTCGAATCCGTTCTGTTCGGCGGAAGACCTTTGGGTCGGTCGGTCGCGAATTGCGATTTTTGGCCCCGTACCCCTACCTATACCCCTATCAACGGGTTTTATGCTTCGGGCGGGCCGAATCCTAGCGTGGGCCAACCGGCCCGCGCCCTGCTCCACGTGGAACCGAGTTAGTGAGCACTGACTCCAATGGGCCGACGAGCGGTAATTGACGCCGCGCCCCGGCCGTGGTACACTTTGTACATGGCGGGCATCGTGCCTGCTGCAACCAAGGGGGTCCCGATGTTCCGCTTCTTCCGTGTTTTCCGTGCCGAATACCGCCTTACCTTTGACTGTGGCGCGTCCCGTGTCGATTGCTTCCTGATCGGGCTTCGACAGGCCCGAATCCAGACACGCCGCTAGTCGGCCCGACGAGCGGTACTTGACAAGGGGCCTTGCCCCTGATACACTTGACGTACGGCCGCCAGACCGCCTCTGGCAGAACGAAACGAAGGAGAACGACAATGAGCAAACGCAAACAGAAACAGGTAACCCCGGCCATCGACGTCGAGGCCGCACAAGCCCGATTCGCCAAGCTGTCGCCCGATGAGCAAGCTGACTACGGCAACGGCCCGGCGAACCCGAACCCGGTTCCGAAGACCAAGCGTGGGCTGGCCGCCACGATGGCCAAATACCGGGCCGGGTACGTGGACGGCAAGTCCTGTGGCGATGCCGTGGCTTCCCGGCTAGCGGGCATGAGTCTTGGGGCCGTGATCGCGGAAGCGGAACAGGTCTCTGGTCTCGAGCCAGGGGCGCTGGTCACGAAATACGCGGGCCTAAACCTTGGCCAGCAGAGGATGTGCGCAGGCAACCGTATTCGGGCGGCCGCCAAGAAAACGCAGAAGGCCGTGGAAACCGAAATCGCGGCCTTGATTCCAAAAGCCTGAAACCTAAGCAGGAAGGGCCGAAGCCCCGGGGCAGTTGACCGGGGCTTTCGCTTGTCTGCGCTTCACGTGAAACGTGAGTAAGCGCTAACTGACCGTGAACCAGAAGCCGGGGGCACTAGGTTCCAAGCCCAAAATGAGGTAACTGACCACACAACGGCGTCGTCGTCGTCGGCCGCCCATATCGGTGGGCCAGCGCGCGGGGGGGGGGGGGGGGC